CGTTAAACTCGTAGGTAGAAAGAAGGAAATTATGACGAACACAGCGCAGACAACTACAATTATCACAGACCTTGACACAATCAAATCACTTATGCAACTTGAAGACCTGATCGATCACGATTTCGAGATCTTCGATGAATACAAAAAATACCTTGCAGATGCAGAAATTCGTCAGAAATTAGACGAATTACTCAATATACAAATCGAGCATCTTGCATTTCATCAGGTATTAATGGATCGATTGACGATAGCAAGCGTAAACACAAAGAAAGCTTGTATTGAGTATCATCGGGCTGTCATTAATACGATGACATCATGTAAAATGCTTATTGCATTTTACGAAAGAAACTAAGCAATACATAAGTGCAGAGTAGAATTTCTACTCTGCACTAAATTTCATATTCTCTTTATTTTTTCTACGATACCTGAAAATGTACATCTGGAACATATCATTAAATTGATATGGAGGTGTATTCATATATGAGCAGACCTAATTTTATTAAAGTTGTAGATGAATCTGTATACTTTAAAGGTCCAAATAAGAAGTTTATTTTTTTCGTTCCAGAAAAGTATTTTGAACGAAATTGTGCTATTGAAGATGGTGAGTATATAGAATTAATTGGTATATTAAATTATACTATAGTAGATAGAGACTCTACTAATTATGCTAAAAAGATAGGAACTTTTAATTATCCGAGTATGTTTGTAACTAAACCTGGATATGTTGAAAGAGCAAGAAAATTTCAATTGACAAAAGATACAGATCCTCAAGACTATAGATTATTGATATATGAAGATAACGATATAGATCAAATAATATCTTCTACAGAAGTACCTCAAGATATTGCTAATGTAGAACAGTTTATCAGATTATTCGTATTAACTGGTAATATTCCTAGAACTATTCCTTATGATAAATTACATGAATACTTCTTGGATTCTATTAAATATAATGGAGGCAACTATAAAGTTACTGCTCAATTATTTGGTATATTATTATCTGAAACATGTAGATCTAAAGATGATCCTGCTATACCATTTAGATTATCTAAAGAAAAAATAAAAGACCATAATATGCACGCTTATGAGACTATGAGAATTAGTCAAATTCCTAAATTTAATGGCCCATTTAACTCACTTACATCTGAGAACTGGGATGAATCTCTTATCGGTGCTATGATGAATCCTGATAGTAAAGGTTCTCCTCTTGAGCCTATTATGATGGGCGGCTGGGATAGAATAAATAGACCGGCAGACAAAGACGACCAGATATCATAAGTATAAACATATCAGTAAATTACATTTAATAAAACTATAAATGTGGTATATAATATGTTAAGGAGGATTCATTAATGAGGCCCGATACAATATTTGAGTATATAGATCAGTCAAATATAACAAAGACTACCGAAACTCTTGTTACTGCTCCTTACTATCTTTGCTGCTCTTCTGCTGAAAGAGGTCCAGAAGATATTAGAGAAGTTGTAGGAACAGATTTTTACAATTTATACGGTAATCATATCTCATTTGTTAAACATGGTCAGCCGCTTGTTCAGGCTGCGCATATTATTGATAATGGTGGTAGATTAATTTTCAAGAGACTTGTTGCAGATGATGCTGCTCTTGCCAATCTTACTGTCATTGCTACAGTTACTAAAAAAGAGGTCGAGAAAACAAATGCTGCTGGAAAACCTCTTTATATTGATCCATCTACAAATCAGGAGAGCGAAACTGATGGTGGTGGATGGGCTAAAGCTACTAAGAATGTAGCTAGTATTAAATACGGAGTTGTTACTGTACCTTCTATGAAAACTATTACTGATGTAGTAGCTCATGTTCAGTTACAGTATAAAGAAGAAACTGACGTATTCCCTCTGTTCACAGTAACAGATAATGGTAGAGGAAAATCTACCAAGAGATTTAATATTCAGCCAGATTATCAGTTAAGTAAACAGAATTCTTTCGAATTCTATACATTTAATGTAATTGCTGATGCTGAAACAAATGCTGAGTATACAAGATTCTCTATTGATCCTAATATTATTTATCTTAAGACAAGTATGTCTCTGACAGAAAGTTCTAAAGAACTTACACAGCTTGACGCTTATCAGTATGAAGAAGGATCTAATAAATTCATCAAAGCCGTTAGTGAAGCTACTGGAGTAGATGAAGATACACTTAAATCTATTGACATACTGTTTGGATGCGATAGAGCAGGTAAAGCTCTTGACTATATTTCAGTAGACCTTACTAAGTCAGACGATGAAGCTGAAAACGGATATGATCTTGCCGACGCTACAGGTATGATGATCATGTCTGGTGATAATGGTGAGTTTGGTGACAAGCCATTCGGAACAAGTGCTTGGACTAAACAGGCAGTAAAATTCTTCTCTGGAGAATTTGATGATTCTGTATTTAACCCTAACCAGGTTAATATTGATGCAGTATTCGACGCTAACTATCCATCTGAAGTAAAGAAAGCTATTCTTGATCTTGCAGAGTTCAGACAGGACTTCTTCTACTTTAGAGATTTTGGCCTTGATAAATATACATATGATCAGTTTAAGATGGCTGCTAAAGAATTTGATCATTCTAAATTTGCAGCTTCTTATATTACAACATATGATGTTCTGGATCCATATTCCAGAAAGCAGATCAATGTAACTCTGATGTATTCTTTAGCAGTTAAAATGATTAACCATTTTAACCTTAGAAGAAATGCACCATGCGCTGGTATTCAGTACGGATTTACTTTTGATGAAGCTATCAAAGGTACAGTTAACTTCTGTCCTAAATTTACACCAAAGGTTGACCAGAAAACAGAGCTTATGGACTTAGGATTAAACTATTGTGGATATATCAATAATCAATTGGTACTTGAAACAACTAATACATCTCAGGATCCATATAGCCAGCTCTCTTATATTAATAATATCCTTGCTGTACAGCAGATTATTCATAGAGTTAGAGAGGTTTGCCCGATTAATAGATATACATTTATTACATCTGATGACCTTGAAACTTATAAGAAAGCTGTTAATAATGCAATTATGCAGTATAAAGAAAACTTCGATACTCTCGAATTTGTTTATGTTGCAGACCCAATTATGAAAGCCAATAAGATCTTTAATGCATCTATTAAAGTTTCATTCAAAGACTTCGTTCAGACTGAAATCTTTAAGATTTATGCATTACCGACCCAATCTTGATATAGGAGGTAAGTATAATGGCTAACTTACAAAGTACATTTAATACTTATAGCAAACGTCCTAGATCAGTAGCAGAATATACAATGATGAGAGGTGTAACTGACTTTACAAATGCTGCACAGTTCAATGCATATTTGAAGGGTTATCAGCATCTTGTAGTCATTTCTGTTCCTGAATATCTTAAAGTATTAGGATCTAATGGAAACGCAGATGCTCAGAAACTTCTGGATCTGTTCTGTTATATTCTTGAATACGAGTTTAAAGGACTTGATGGTATTGAAGATATTACTGTTGATAATATTGAATTTACTGATGGTATTTCTACAATGAACTCCATGGGTAAAGTTACTCAGCAGTCTGCATCTGAAATATCTATGAGCTTTACTGAAAAATCTGGTTCAGTTATCACAAAATTCATTGATATGTATATTAGAGGTGTAAGAGATCCTCGTACACAGGCTAAAACATATCATGGATTAATCAAAAATGGTATCCTTGCAGCTGGATTCGAAAATGAAGTATTCAACCTTATGTATATCGTAACTGATGAAACTATGCTTGGTCTTGAAAAAGCATATCTGTTATGTAATGCATGGCCAAATAAAGTTCCATCCAGTATCTACAATGGTACTAAGGGTGAAATTGAAAAAGTTGATATCGAAGTTACTATGCAGTGCTTCGTTATCGACGGTGAAGAAGTAGATGCTAGAGCGCTTAAGATGCTTGCATATCTTAATGAAGCTGATGCTGTTAAGAATATGATGGCAGTTAATGACGGATTTAGTCAGAATGCTAGGGATAGCGTTAACGGATTTAACAATCATTCTGAAAATCAGATCGAACTTGATTCTGGTAAATTCAAATATTCTGTATTTGATACAGTTAATTCAAACTTCGGTATTGATGTCGCAAGTACTACATCTTCCGGATCAAATAACAACAACGCTAATGGTGGCTGATAAAAAAATAAATATATGGATGTATACCATTTGGTATACATCCATATTTCTTTTAATATCCTCCGTATGAATCTCCGACTGCATTTCCGTTAGCAGAAGCTGCAGTTTTACGTTTATTATATTCAAACTCTGTTTGTCTCTTAAGATTATCTATCTCATCAGCTTTTACATAAGTACTCAATCTTTGTTTCATCATTAACTTCATAAAGATTGCTTTCTTTTCATTATTAGCTTGATCATTTTCATTATCATATTCGTAATTAGCTATGGTTTCTGTATTAGCACGTACAGTTTCAAGGATATTATTAAGATTTGTAATAGATAAGAATAATGGTTGAGGTAATACACATTTAATGTATACTCTTTCTCCATATTCTGCAGCATATAAAGCTGTTATTATTCTACTGAAGTAATATTCAAGCTTCTCTTGTCTTAGTATACAGTGCCTTAAGAATTTGATATTAGACATTGTAATTTGCGTAGCAAAGTCTGTACTATATCTTGCATTTACTAATTCAAGAGGAATACCAGTAGAATTTACGCACTGTTCTTCAAATCTATCTAATAATTCTGTATGAGGTTGAATATCTTGACCATTCATTACTTCCATCTGCACAGGAGCATCTCCAGATTGTCCTACAGGAATAACAAAGTCATTATATCTACCTATAATATTCAATATAGAATTCATATTCTCTACTTGACGTATATTAAAATTAGATCTTTTAATCTGATTGATAACGTTCATAAGAGTCTGAGCTATATTGGTTTCGGTATTCTGTTTTACATAGTATACCCTTCTATCTTGAGATCTTGTTAAAGATGCTATAGTATCATTAATAGAAATACAACAATACATTTTAGCGGCTATTAAGCAAGATAATATGTCAGATATACCTCTATGTGTATCAGGATCTTCTTCAAATTTAATATGAGTTACATCTTCTTCTGGTAAGAATGTAACTTTGATATTAGAAGTTGAAGCTCCATTGAAAAGATCATTATATTTTAATACTGCATATATTTCATCCGCTAAATCTGGATTAGTATTGATAAATTGCGTATCAATCTGACTAGCTATATTAGATGCTACATATTTTAATAATTGGTTTTTATCTTGTTCTGCTTTAAAATCTTGAGAATTTTTAACAGCGTTTCTATCATACATTGTAGAACCATAACCAGAAGAATCATATTGGTTACTATATAAAATAGAATTATCTGTATTTGGATCAAATTCAAAGTAATAATATCCTAAACAAATTTCGTCAATATATAATAATACAACGTTTTCAGGTTTTAATGTTTTTAATACACAACCTGGTGTTTTTACATTATATGAATCAACACTATTATTTATACCAGATTTAATTAAACCATCTCTAGCACTTTGATCAAAGTCTTTAGTTGGTAATTCTAATTCATCTGATATAGTTTTATTCAATTTAGTTTTCTTATCGCTAGTATTATTTTTTAATGAATTTGGTAAAGCATCTTCCATTAATGCCATTTCATCTATATTATCACATACAGAACCAACTTCATTAACTATACTCATAGATTCTCTTAATCTAGTCTGATCATTAACAGCAGACTCAAGAACTCCGGTATAGTTATATGATACATTAATATTATATGTATTTGTAGTAATCTGATTATTTAATTTTAAGTCTTTTGTAGTAATTCCATCTATTCTGATTACTGATTCATGTAATCCTCCTGGATTACTAACTGACATAGTTTTGGATTTATCTCTTAAAAGTTTAGCTAAAGCTTTCTTATACGGTGGATGATAAATAAATTCTTCACCATATTTCATTGTACTATAAGTGGCTTTATCAAATTTTTCTGCTAATTTATATTTCTTTTTAATATTCTCAATACGAGTATTAAATACAACTCTATCCTCATCATATGTAGATGATACAGTAGCATTAACAAAGTCTTTAGAGAAATTATCTGATGATAATATAGCATCTCTCTTGGCCTTTAACGCTTCATCAAGTTTAGGCATATATTTACATACTGTATCTATTTCATTATACAGATCTTTTATATTTTTATTCTGTAAATATATACCTAATATATTATTTGTAATACCTTCATCTCCAAAAGTGTCTTCTATTTTCTTCTGAACTTGTCTATCATTAAGATTCTTAGACAGTAATGCTCTTGAATAAAGTTTAGTAAGATTCGGAGCATCTATATCATTATTTCTATTCATGATAGCATCAATATTATCTTCAACTCTGCCAGATACATCGTCCAATTCTTTTTTGGAAGTTCTGGATGAGTTATATGTCTGTCTGTAGTGGTCGTTCATTCGGTTATTCAATATTTTAGACAGATCGACAATTTTAGAAAAATTAAATCTGTTTCTATTTGCCATTGGATGGAAACCTCCCTTACCACGAATTATCTTATTGTTCCAGCGATAATTCTATATGGTAAGGGAGACTCCATCCTTTATTCTGACAAACTTCTATATCTTAATAAGCATTTAATTACTAAATCTTTTGGTTTACTTTTTATAATTTCTACTATAGAAATATTGCTTCCATCATGTAAATCATATAAAGTTATTGATACTTTATCTTTAGCTGTGATTGGATACATACCGCCGTATAATGTAATGA